TAGGAGCAACTAAAATCACTGGCCCTTGTTGGACATTATCTTCCCAATTTGCCCAATATTTAGGAGTTCCTGTCACTGTATCATTTGGTGAAAATTCTGAAATAAAACTTGTGTCTCTTTTTTCTAAAAAAGTTCTGTTATCACTGCTATCTATAACTTGAACAGATCTTACAATAATCGCATCAGAAGGCAAAATTACATATCTATTTCCAGCTGTAAAATTGGATGTAGCATATTTTCTTAAATCATCGTAATCAACCTTACCAGCTATATCTAATTCTACTGATTTAATAAAATCTTGAATAATTGCATCAGTTAAAACATTACTGTCTACTTCTGTATAGTTTCTTACTTGGGTTAAAAAATTTGCATAAGTTATCGCCATTATGTAATACTTACCTCCACAGAACCTAATGATGATATAAGTTCTCTTCTTCTATTTTGTAATGAAGGGTCTTCTGGAATCATACTATGAATAGTTGTTGTAATTCCATTTGAAGTTACTTGAAAGTCTTGAGTTCTAAATGCAAAATCTCCCGGTAAAGTAAGATTAGCAACCCCTACAAATATCCCACCTGAATCTGCAATTGTATCATCGTTTGGGGCTTGTGGATTTATAGTTGATATATCTGTTGGTTGTTGAAACTTCATAGTTCTTGGATTTTGTAAAGCAACAGCATCAGCTTTGTGATAAGGTGGATCAATCTGAGGATGCTTTGGTTCAAACTCCGATATATGTACTAATGCACCAGTCCACTCTTTTACCATTTCTCTATAAGGAAATGCTTGTCCTGATCTATCAGATATAGCTAATGATCTTTTTCCACTTGCATAACTCATTATACACCATCTCCAAAATAAGTTTGAGGAGAAATATAAACTGAAGTTCTTGAACCATCTTCATTCAATGCTCTTAATAATTCATCCTCATAAAGTTGTTTTAATAATTGAATTCTATCTGGAGATTTTTTTTGTGATAAATAATATGCAAGGCCTGAACACATGCATGGTAAAAATCTAAAAGGCACATCTGGATTATTTGTGTAAGATCCAGCATCTTCAATTCTATCAATCGAATAATATTTTAATGTTGTATAAGTAGATGCATTTGGAGCAAGATATAAACTTATTGTTGGTTGTGTCTGTCTATCCACAAAATATTGTGAGGGTTGTCCAGTTGTTAATTTATTTGGTAAAGCAGAGTAAGCTGATCTATCAATTTTTGTTAAAGCAACATCTTGTGTACTTGCCGTTCCTGAGCCAGTTATATTTTGTACTGGTACACCTGCTGCATGAGCCACGGCTAACGAACCACGAGCTCCTCTAGTTGCTCCACTTAATGTGTTTCCAGCTTTACCAGTGTAAGTAATAAATTCTAATCCTATTTGAATTGTTCCACTTGTTGCAAATCCAGTAGCGTCTGTGAGCACAACGCTTGTTGCAACATTAGTTAGAGCAGTATTTAAAGTTCCATTTATTGCACCACTTGAAGAAATGTAAGCTTCTAAAATATCGTTAACTTGAGTAGGCACTGAATAAGTTGCAACTCCAGCTGTAAATTGAATTTGATTTAATTTAACTTTCCAAAGGTGAACACCTCTGTTACCCCATTCAGAAAATAAAAGATTTAAACTTCTTCTAGCACTTCTAATGTCATAACCACTATTTGTTCGAATACCACATCTCTCGTATGCTTCTTCAATAATATCATCAATCTGTAGATCGAATGCTGTAGTTCCTGACGTTGCCATAATTCATTACATTATATCTTTATAATAATCTAAAGTCTTTCCTGCTGGTAATTGTTCGTCTTGTAAACCCATACCTGATGTTCTAGCTGCACCATAACCTTGAGTAGATTTAGCTTCCATACCCATGTTTGCATACATCATTTTGCCTTTTTTGGCTTTCTTTTTCATCATCTTAAAATCTTCACCAGATATTTTACCGTCTTTATTTTTGTCTAATTTTTTTTGATTGCCTTTTAACATTTCTCCTCCTTTAGAAAATGCACTACCTGTATCAGGTATAGTACCTTTTTGTTTTTTTCTCGCTTCCTTCATACCAGCTCTATTGGCTAATCTGTATTGTAAATCATCATTAGCTCTTTTCATACGAGCTTTAAATTCTTTATCTAATTTTGCAATTTCAGATGGTCTAACTTTTTCTTTAGTTAATTTTTCTTTTAATTTCTTATGGTATTTATTTAGATCTTCTCTACTTCCAAATTTTTTATCACCTGTAAAATTTTTAAATCTATTATTAGACATTTGATTTTGAGTAATTGGGTAATAAGTTTCACCAAATTTTTTTTTACTAAATTTTTCGTCAGCCATAATTTTCTCCTTAAATTTCTATCATACCACCATAATACTTCTTGGTAAAGGTACTGACATTGTTTGGTTTTCCTCCTGGATTACCTGCTTGTCTTTTTCTCACAACCGCAGAACGCTTTTGCGAGGATGTCATTTGGGCTGCTTTTGCAGCAGGAACGCATTTGGGGTACTTTCTTTTTGATCCACTTGCAGATTTTCTTCCACATTCTTTATACCCTCCTCCTTTTTTGGGTGATCCTATATCTACCCATTTTTCGTTAAACCATTTTTTAAGACTCATTAAAATACGCCTTTAAAACCTTTGCCTCTAATAGCTAAACCACCACCTCTTGCTTCGGTGTAGACTAATTTTTTTGTTTGTTCGTTATACAATGAAACAGGATTTTGTTCGTCTGTAATTTTCTTTTGTTTTTTATCTTTAGGGTCGTAAGGTCTTACTTCTTTATCACTTTTTAAAGTTCTATAATCTAAAGTTGACGCTTTCTTACCCATTAAAATACTCCTTTGAAACCTTTACCTCTTATCGCTGCTCCACCACCTCTGGCTTCTCCACCACACATCAAACCTTTAGCTTCAATAGATTTTTGTTCTCTATAATTAGCAGCATCAATATCATCCCCATATTTTCTAGCATCAAAAGGATTATCAAATTTTTTTTCTTTTTTCTTATATTTTTTTAAAACATCTTTTGCTTTTTTAGCCATCAATCATTCCTTTATAATAATTTGTTAAACTTTTATTTGATACCTTATGACCAGCTAAATCGCCTCTCATATAGCTACCATCGTAAGATTGTAATTTTTGTGCAAATTGTCCATCAGAAGCTTTTACAACTGATTGTAAAGTTTTAGCTTGAGCTGCATGTGATTTAGATGCTTTTTTCAAACCACTTATAACTTTTTTAATTTTAGCCTCACCACCAACAACCTTACCAGCTGGTTTAGGTCCTTTAAAATCTTTTCTTTTTACACCACTTGGGTCTTTAATTTTACCCGCACATATCTTACTAGCATAAGCATTAGCATATGCTGAAGGATATACTCGAAATTTTCTTTTAGCGGCCGCTTTGCCCCTAGCACATAATTTAGTCATAGTGTCTAAGCTCTTTTTAAATTGTACAATGTAGTTTATTGTACCATTTTAGATTAATGGTTTCTAGACCTTGGTTTTTTTGGTTTTTGGTGTTTTGTATAGATCTGAATAATAAGAACTTAAACCCTTTATTGGTTTAGTTTTTACTGCAAATTCTTTTCTTGTTTTTTTACCCCAACCTCTNCCTAAACCNGGTTCTAGTAAACTTGGGATTTGTCCTCTTGTAATAGCCATTAAGNTAAGTCTACCGCTTTACCAGTTATAGGTAAATACTTTGTTTTTTTAGTGTCTTGATCTCTGTATGCTCTCATGTATTGAGCTCTTGGTTGAAAAGGCACCCAACTTGCATGTATCCATCCGCTGTTAGGTTCTCCCGGTGTGTAGTACTCGAGGATCAATTGATCTGTCCCACAGTTTTTGTATACCCAATCAGCAACTTCTGCATTGTCCACACCTAACACTTCAAAATCACAAGCCTCAGCTTTTGAATGTTGTGAATTAATTGAGCTACCAATAGCAACACATAATTCTGAGCTTCGAAATCCACTGGTCACTTTGACTCTACCAAAATGATCACGGACTGGTTGTAATACATTTTCACATAGTGCTTTTAATTTTTCTACTTGATCAGAATTGGGGTTATTATCAATTCCTTTACGTATTGCTGTGTCTGATTTGATTAATTCTTGAAGTGTAAAATTACGACTTAGATTCATAAAAACTCCTATTCTAATATTAACTTTTTAATTGATTTTGACCCATCAATATTTGACTCTAATTCTGCCATAGATTTTATGCACTGATATTTGACATGTCCTTCAGGTTTTAATTGACGTTTAGCAACTCTTTTACCTTTTAAACATTCAGACATAGACTCTTGTATACGTGCTTCCTTAATCTCTCCTTGTACAATCATAAGTAAAGCTACCACTAACTCTGTCATACTGTTTTACCTTTGTTTAATCCTTCCTTAATTACATATTTTTGTGTGCCATTCTTTCCAGTTTCTACTTCTTTTTTTAAATCTTTAACAAATTTCATCTGTTTTGCTTTTTTTGACATCGAATCGATGTAATCTATGATTTGTCTATTAATGCGTCCCGTTGCCATTTGCTCTTACCTTATCTTTTAAATCTTCAATATCTTTTAATGCTTTTTCTAATTGATCTCTTAAAAATTGTATGTTTACTTTGTTTGTCATATTCATTTCTTGAGTCTGTTCCATCTTCTCTACGGACTTATACAAATCTTCCAATAAAAAATGTTGCTCCTGATCCACAGGGACCTGTTCAGATTTTTTAAGCAAATCATTTTCGAACAACTCACGAGAAGTCTCTAACGATACTAATCTTGAAGTCAACTCTGTATATGCGAATACACCCATTGCGACCAGTATAATCAACGATGCTACCGTTTTCATAGGCATTTGCACAGATGCAGATTCAGATATATTTAAAGGTTTATTGTTCATCTATCTTTGGTTTTGGTAATGGTAGTATAAAGTCTTTTGGTGGTATTTTCAACTTACTCTTCTTTGATTTTATGAACTTATCTCCCATTAAATTGATTTCTGGGTTTTCTTTTTTGTAGTTATCTTTCATATCATCCCAGGCACTTTTAGAATCCTCTGGTCTACTTCTATCAACTGCAGGAGTTACACCACTACATTTTGATACCAATAAAGCAAAGTTTTCATTTTGTGCAAGACTAGGATTAGCATTAACTCTACCACACATCTTCATTAATTCTAATTGTTGTTTTAAATTTGCATTTTCTTTTTGTGTCTTACAGTCTGTGCCTAAATATTTTCTGTAAGTAAATCTTAAATATTGTTGTTCGTTTGTACTATTATCACTGTAATTATAATCAGTATCTCTTTGTTCTGTAGTTATCTCCATGTCACCACATCTTGCACCATACTCGTTAAGATATTCATTTTTAGAATGTGAAGGTCCACCAAACAAAGCTAGTAGAGTTATCATTATAATTAGTATTGCAGTAAATCTGTAATCCATCCTGAGACTCTCCATACATTACCTATTTAAATCCTTAATATCATAACTGTGTTCTCTAACTTGATCTGCTAGTTGTCTGTATAAATTTTCTGCCATCTGCCACGTAGATTCTGCAGAAGTTAGTCTGGTGTTTTGATCTGTAATTTTTTCTTGGGCTGTATTTAAATCTCTTGTAAGATTTATTATGTCTTGTTGATTTGAATTGATAGTGTCTGTAAGATTAACAATATATCTAACACCAGTAAATGTACCGACTAGCACTGAAGCTACCACAGGCACCATTACAATATTTTTCTTTAATAAATCTGCTAAGTTCATTATTTTACTTTTTCTTTTTTTTATCTGTTAATATATTATGTATTTTTTCTATTATGTTATCTAATAAACCTAAAAATCTGTAAATTATTTTATCAATCATTTTTTACCATCATTTTCAAAAGACATATCAAGTGCGTAATCCTTATAAGACTTATATGTTCTTTTTTTATCTTTTACTTTTTCCATTTGATAGAACATATTATCAGAATCTTCTGTAACCATGCTAGAGTCTTCTGCATCCCAATATGTACTTTGAACTTTATAGTCTGGCCAATTGTTAGCAGTAGTATAGCTAGTACAATGCCACAAAATACGGTTATTAGGCTGAGCTGCATAATTACCGTTAGTAAGCTCCAATATATGTGCACACTTATGTTCTTCAGGAATTTCAGAGTGTTCAACATCCAAGATGTTAGTGTCTGGATGAGCCCAATCGATAGTGAATAAATATGTGCCATGGTAAAATTTTTTATCTAATCCTAAAAACTTACCTTTTAAACCATCCAACCAATCAAAACAAGTAATACTAGGCCAGTAACTAAAACAGTTCCACAATTCCAGCTCGTGTACATGCATATCTGGCACTTTGGATCGATCATACGATTTTTGGAAAAACGCTGAGATAGGCAATCTCCAAAAACACGCACCGTTTGGTAGCATGATATTAAATAAGATTGCACGTCCTGATATACTGGTAATAGCGAAGATAACACAGTCTTCACTTTCTCCGTGATGTTTTTTAAGATCATATAAATACTCCTTTTTTATTTTACAATATATAGGTGGTATATTAGCATTTAAATAAGACATACGCTAACATTTCCATCTACGTCTCGCTTGTCTNAATCTTGAATTAGGATCTTTAGCAGCTTTTGGAAATTTTTTCATTTGTCCTAAACTTCTAGCACAAAAACTTTTTCTACGCTTGGCATCTTTTGACCCAGGCTTTACTTTACCAGTAACTGCAGTTTTTAATTTTGATCCAGGATTATCTCTTCTATATTTTGCAACACCAGCTTTGGTCATGCCTGCACCAGATTTTGTTGCTCTAAAATATTTTTTTGTTTTTGGTGGTTGAACGTCACCACCTCTTTTTAATTCCAGAATATCTGAATAATATTCTAAATCCATTTTAAGTAAATGTTATTGTTACACCAGCAGTATTAGCTATAGTTGCGTGAATACCATCTAAAAATAAAATTCCATTACCAGGTAAATACATATCTAATCCTTCAGTATCAAATAAGTAAGTTGCAATAATAGTTCCAGTTGCTCCACCAGATCTAAATATAATAGATCCATTTGTAGCACCTTTTCCTTGAATAGAAGTTAATCTTGCTCTTTGATTTTGTGCAACCATTTGAGCTGTAGCTGTTGCGTGTGCTACCGACTGGTCTGATGAAAAACTTGAACCACCCATTATTCGTTACTTGTTGTTAGGTTAGGTCCAGAATATTTATCAGTTAATAATGTGTAAGCTGCAACATTAGTTTTTGTTTTACAAAAAATACCTTTTGGAAATAAAATCCCATCATCAGGAAAAGAAAAATTAACTAAATCTCCAGTAGGTACGTCTGCAATAAATAAGGTTGTTCCAGCATTTGAAGTTGTAGTCAATTCCAAAACACCAGCTCCACCCCCATCACTAGCAACAATAATTCCTTTAAGTCTTATTGGTTGCGAAATAATTGCAGCAGCTCCTGCAGCAGCAGTTGATCGAGTAGCTTGTATATCTCCTCTAAACATAAATTCTCCTAGTTTGCGGCTCTCCGAAGAGAGCCACTAATTATTTATTATTGATCGTCAAAAGGTGTTGCAAGTGTACCTGTTGCATTAGTCAAACCTTGTACAAAATACAAGTTTGCTGCAACTGCAGTAAACTTAAGATAAGTTCCTTTTAAACCACCTGTTGTAGCAACAG